TGTCTATTACTTTGTTTCTCATAATTAAAATATAGTTAGCTGGCTTTGGTGTACGCGTAAGCGCTCCGTAGCAGCGTTATAGTATTCTTCGTCTATCTCGTAGGCGTCAAGGCTAAAGCCTCGGTTATGGCAGGCTAGAGCTATAGAGCCGCTACCTAGGTGCGTATCTAGTATACGGTCTCCTTCTTTAGCGTAGTTATCTAGTAACCATTCGTATAACTTTACGGGCTTTTGGGTGGGGTGTATTGTTCCGCCTTCAATTAAAAGCTGAGACCGGTTTATAACTTTACGCCTTAACGCTCGTTGAAAAGAAGTATAAGCAAGCTCGCCATCGCTCATTGTTAAATCTTGTCCTTTATCCCAAAATACCCAGCCCATTGAAGGTTCTAAATACTGTACAAAGTAGTTACCTCCCCATATTATTTGGTTACTACTTACTCTTTTTAACTCATTAAAATAATGTTTACTAGGTGTTGTTTTATCCCAGCCTTTTGATTTAAAGTACTTTCTTTTATGCTTCTTTAGTTTTGTATGTGTTTCGGTTTGACCATCTCTTTTTATCCCATAAGGCGGATCTACTATAGCCAGCTCGTAAGCATTATCGGGCATAGCTCGCATAGCTTCTAAACAGTCTCCTAAATGCAGGTTAATACTCATAGCTTTATTTTATTTAAGTAGCTCCCTTCGTCTAGGTCTAGGTAGCTTATAGTCTTCGTTACTATCTCTTTATTATTAAAGTCCGTTTGCCTAGGTAGTTCCTTCTTAAACCAGCTTAGGTCTATGTGGGTAAGATCCCAGGCCCAAACTCCTAAAGGCGTAGAGCAAACGTATATAGGTCTATAGCCTCGGTCTGCTGCTCTATTGAGTAGAGCGCTATACTTAGGCCACTCTATAAGCATTTCGTTATAGTGGGCTCGCCTGCATTTAAACTCTACCACTACCTGCGCCTCGTGGCAGATAGCATCGAAGACGCTATAGCTGTCTATAGCTATCTTTAGGTTAGGCAGGTAAGCCTCTTTAAACTTATAGAAAAGGTCGCCTTCAGTCATCAGTATACTGATTCATAAAGCTAACAGCGCTATAAAGACCTTCGTCTTTAGCTTCTATTCTTATCTCGTTAGCTAGGTTATATTCTCTAGAGTCCCATAACCTGCTAAACTCCTCGAAGCTATCTAAACTAATCCCCTTAAGTCTTCTTCGAGCTGTGAGGCGCGTAGCTTCTCTATATAAGTATTCGTTATTTTTAAGCATTTGTTTAGGTATTTAGTGTTATTAGCTTCGTGTAGTGTAGGTATAGCGGTTAAGTCTCTTACCGGTAGCGTGCTGCCTATAGGCATCTGCACTACTACCTCTATTATTTTATTTCGCCTTGTAGTACTCATATACTGTACGGCGTCCTTCTCTCTTAGCTAGTAGTACCTCTCTCTTATTTAGTGTAGGGTCAGTACTATAGCTTACGTGCACCCAGTCCGGGTTATTATCATCTCCAAACTCCCATATAAGCTGCTTAAAGTCTCTAGTAGTTCTTATATAGTTAAAGAGCTGGGCGTTAGTCTTACCGTTGTATACGTCGCAGTCAAGATCTAAAGCAGCGGTCTTATCGTCGCTAATGCAATGATCCGACGTCAAACTACCTCCTATAAGCTTATTAAGCTCCGGGCCTCGGTAGCCGCTGGTAACTGCTAGCGGGCCTCCTACGTATTGGCGGCAGGGCTCGAATATATGTATAGCGAGCTCCTTTAGTACTTCTAGCTGTGCTATAGTTGGGGTATTATCTATACCGTTCTTAATAGCGGTAGCGCTCTTAGTCGCTTCTTTTAGTGTTAGGTGTTTGCTTAGTTTCATTTTATAAAGTTGGTTTCTTCTATGTAGTTAACTATAAAGTGGCGGCTTATTAGGTCGCCTTGCTTCTTCTTGTAGTCTTTGTACTTAGCTCTAATACGCTCGGCGTCCTTTTCATCTTTGGCGTAAGCCCAGGTATTTTTAGCTATCTCTATGTACATTTTTTAAAAGGGCGGGTCTTCCGTTTTGTAGTTATCCTCTAAAGCTAAGGATATTTTAGGGTATTTTTCTTTCGTAAAGGTAATTATTTTAGCGGCTTCCATTAAGCTAACTGCTTTAGAAGCTTCCCCTTTTTTACACCGCTCCACATCTCGTACGTATTCTATAGCTGTGTTTCTTGTCTTTCCTACGATACTTTTAGCTATCCTTTCTAGGTCGCTAGGGCTAAACTCTTTACCCGCTGGGCCTTCCATCTCTTTTACGCTTATATCTACGTCTTTACCTTGTACGCTTAGCTCTAGATCCGGAAAGCTTGCGTTTCTAGTATACATCCCTTCTATATAAGTAGTAAAGCCGTCCTCGCTTCTGCTTACACCGTAGACGGTTTCGCTCTTTTGTACTAAGTAGCTACCTAGGTGCCCCTTAGCTCCTCTATCGTTTTTATTCTCGTGGAGTACAGTAACTAGGTGAAGGTTGAGGTCTGCGCTTATTTTCATAAGGCGACTAACTAAAGCTATAGCCTCCTCTTCTTCGTTTACTCCTTTAGCTACGTCTACGATACCGTCAATAATAACTAGGCTTACTCCCTCTATTCTTTTAAGTACGTACTCTATAATAGCTAGGCGGTCGGCGTTGGTATCTGCTCTACGTAGTGCGAAATACTTTAAGTATTCCTGGCCCTGCTCTACGGGTATACCGGCTAAGTGTAGCGTCCTTTGGTTTACCCGTTGGGCGTGGAAGTCCCCTTGTTCAGTATCGAAAAAAATTACTTTCCCTTTTACTATACCGGCCTTAAGTATATTCTCGTTAAAGCCTTGGCGTATTGCTGCGGCTGCCAATGCACTTACAAAATAACTTTTTCTACTCTTCGCTTTCCCTTGTATTAGGCTTATGTTTCCTGCGGTGCCTAGGGTATACGTCTCTAAGCCTAGGCGCAGCTCTAATACGCTAGGGGGGTTACTTATATGCTGTGTAGGATCTAGTAGGTATTTAGTTAGTAGGTCGTACTCGGTAGGCTCTGCGCTCTCTTTGGGTTCGCTTAGTGCCTCCTCGTACTGCTCTACCTCGTTTAGTTTCTTAGGCTCTTGGTAGCCGTAGCCCTCATCTTTTAAAGCTCTACCTGCTGCCTTAAAGTCGTTACTATGCTCTAGAGCTGTATAAAGTGCGAAGGGGTTATAAAGTACCTCAGCCTCTAGCTCAGTGCTAGTACTCCATACCCAAAGCTTACCGCTATCTTTAAATATCTTACCGCTATCTCTAGCGTCAGTAGTTCCCGGTCTCTTTACGTATACGTACTTACTATCTTCTCTTACTACTGTCCAGCCTCTGCTTTGCAATATAGTAAGGCAGTCTACCTTACTGTTATAGTCGGCCCAAGGTGTAAGCTCCTCGTTATTGGCTAGAGCGTGCTTAGGTGCTTCGTATCTTATTTCTACTTTAGGCGTCTTATCTAATTCTCTAGCGCAGTCTAGTAATATATCGCGCTCTTCCGGTGTGATCCATTGTATAGCACTCGCCTTAGTCTCTAGCTTATAGCCGGGAGTGGGCCAGGCTGCTACTTGGCCTCCTATTCCTCTAGTCTCGTAGGTAACCTCTTTAGCTTCATTCTTTGCGAGCTTTTGGTTTCCTTCTATTACCTCGCATCTATATAGGAAGTGAAACCCTCCGCTAGGGGTTTGCTGTATTACCATTTTAGCTAAGAGGCCGGGGCCATTAGCTTCTAGTAGTTCTATGTACTCTTCAAACTCGTTACCGGTAAAGTGCTTAGCGTCTATATCTAATACCTCTAGACCGTTATATCCACATACGAGGCCTAAGCTGTCCGTAGTGAATAGGTTTAGGTCTTCTATAGGTGTTTCTTTATACTTAGTCCAGTCCTTTAGCAGGGGGCGCTTCTGCCCACTTATTAAAGGTATAGGGCTGTACCCGTGCTCTAAGTATTTGCTGGCTGCTTTTTGTGTTGTTGTCATTATTAGCGTAGTAGTTGCTTCCAGTTATTCTTATACTGTGTATACTTGTTATTATCGTTTGCTAGGTTGAGGTTTATACTGTTACCCTCTATCGCATCGAAAGGAATAATAAAAAAGGTATCTATATACCAAATGTATAGAGCAAAGTAGTCTACCTCTTCAGCTGTGTACTTCTTAAAAATACTGTTATTTCCGCTTACCTTTCGCTGTACCATAGAAGTAAAGGCTTTGCTGCATCTCTTGTCCCTAGAGGCATACTTTACCTGGATCCGGTAGAACCTTTTACCGTTATCTATAACGCAGTCGTAAGGGTAGCCCTCTACAGCTGGCGTAAGTACTCTTAAGTCTAAGCTTATAGCGTAACTTATAAAGCGGTATTCTGCTAGAGCTCCTTTGTTACGGGTGTTCATCCGATAGCTCTATAGTTATTTGCGCTTCATCTCTTGGTATTTGTTCCGACCATACCAGAAGCAAGTGTCGAAAGTATTTAGGGCTGTCGTCCTTAATCCAGCCCAAGGTCTTAAGAGCGTCGCTAGTGAATTTAATAGCAATAATACTGTTATCCAAATCGTAGCGGTAGCGAACATAAGCAGTAACTCTAAAGCTATTGTAAGGAGCTCCCGTATTGTAACCCAGTTGCTCTTTAATCGTTTCGAGTGCAGCGTCTTTAGCTTTCTTTCTTTTTGTCCAATGTGAGCCGGCATAAAAACTATTTAAGCTAGGTACCTTTCCTAGCGTTAGTACTATCTCTTTATTCTTCCTCATCGCTGCAGTTACAGTCGTAGTAATCGGGGTCGGTAGACTCTCCGCACTTCTCGCAGGTTGTATCTATTCTATACTGGTATTCTT